AATCAACATTAAGACTGACAACGCCCGTGAACTGTCTGACGGGGAACTAGAAGCCTTGATTGCTCAATACGCCCAGACTGAAAAGAAGAAGCGTGATGACGAGGTTAAAGACGTTGAGAAAGATTTAACTAAACTCAAGAAGATTATAAAGGACGCGTAAATGGCACGTAATATTTTTGCTGGCGGAGGTGTTCAAACCTTTATGGGTGACAACAACCCGCTGTATGTACAAAATATGAACAGTCTTAAGGCTGCCTTTACCGACCTTCAAAACGATATCGCTGGCGCAGGTAGCCCCATTGGTTCGGTTATTATGTGGACTGGTGACCCCACAGCCATTCCTACAACAATCCCTGCTGGTTACGCTGTAGCCAACGGTGCTTCGGTGCCTACGGCAACATACGCAGAACTTTTTGCAATTATTGGTTATCGCTACGGTGGCGCTGGCGCAAACTTTAATTTACCTGACCTAACAACTCGTATTCCTCAAGGCACGGTCGGTGTGCCTGTAGTTCCTACAACAAAGGTGACGTCTGTTTCTTCAAACGTTGATGCCCATACCCACACCGTTAACAGTGCTCTTACTGGTGCAAACTCAAACTGGGCTTTAAGTGGAGCAAACTCAAATATTGGTCTTAACACTGGCAACGTAAGTACTCACACTCACTCTGGTGGTACCATAAGTGGAGCAAACTCAACTATTGGTAACACACAAGCACACTCACATGTCGTCACTGGCAACACTGGTGGTCAAAGTAGTCAGCACTCCCATAGTTACACCAAACCAAACTCTGGCAACAACTCCAACACGGGTGGTTACAACACTGACCACTCTCACGGTATTCTTTTTAACTCACAAGGCGCTAACGCTAACGGTATCAATGGTTCAAACTCAAACATTGGCATAAACGCCCAAGGTGCTCCTAACGTTGCTTTAACTATTGCCCTTACTGGTACGAACTCAAACATTGGTTTAACTGGTGCAAACTCAAACATCGGTCTTACCGCAGGTAACGCCACCACAATCAGCGCTCCTGTATTGACGCACACGCACAACTTTGCAGTTACAGAACTAGTCTTTATTATAAGGGTGAGTTAATTATGTCTATCGGAAACGCACTTGGAAGTCATCAGGGTTACCTCAAAATCATTGGTAATACTGACAACAAAGGCTTGTTTGCTTTTGCTAAACTAGATAACCCCAGAAACTTTATGTTAGATAGCGATGTTACTAGGCGTTGTGATTTTGCTCAACCTTTAGCACTCAGAGGTTTCCATAAATTGACGGATGATGGTGTCTGTAACTGCGGGTTACCTGATGTCCCTTCAACGTTCAGTGGTGCTCATTTTGAGTCAGAGGAATTAACTTCATTGTTTGTAGTTGTTGATGCTGCCCCAGCAGGACTTATTTGTTACTTTGAGTTCGTAGATAACGAAGACTTTTACTTAACTCAACGTGGTAATACATACACAAGAACTCTTCAAGAGCAATTTCGTTACCTTCTAGAATGGAAGTACGCTCACGAGCATCTGGGCAACAACGAAGAGATTGCTATTACGGCAAAAGAAATGTGTGATATACTAGATATACCCCTTACTATTCAAGAGTGGATTCTTTCAGAAGTACCCAATGAAAAAGTAAACAGGTTCTTAGAAGGCAAAACTAATGCCCTTGAACGAACAGAAGAGCCAATAGCCGATTTAACTGAAGAGTTTAAAGAATGGTTGTTGGATAAATTTAATACAGCCAGGACTTTTGGCGAACATCAATAGAAGGAAAACTTATGATTAACGTGCATTACCCAGCAGACCATGCTGGTCAGATTCAAGCCGTTGACGGATTACTTGATAAAGAAACTTGCGTAAGCCTCTTGGCAAGGATGGATTCTCTTTGGAATGAATCATTTCCTGGTAAAACAATGGGAGGCGTAGAGCCTGCTACAAAGTTGACCAACGACCTTCATTATAGCCCAGACCATATAGATTGGACATTTGAGGACGCCGTATTGGATACAACGGTTGTTGCGGCACTTACGTCTGCAATCGCTATCTACAAACAAGCATATCCCCACCTTAACCACTGGGTAGATATTACGGATAGCGGTTTCCAAGTACAGAAATACGATAAGTCGCAAGGTTATTACCGCGAGCACACCGATTCTTTTCCTGGTACTGCCAACGAACGAGTTTTAGCAGCAATTATTTATCTCAACGACGTTGAGTTTGGTGGAGAAACAAACTTCCCCGTTCACGGAGTTAAGGTCAAGCCAGTACAAGGGCGAATCTGTTTGTTCCCCGCAGTGTTTACGCACCCGCACGAGTCTTGTGTTCCAATTACTGGAGATAAATGGATTATTAGTACTTTTATTAACAACGCAAAAACAACCGACAATGGGCTCTATCACGATGGGCACACCCCTTATGACAATGAACAACCGCATCTACACGACGAACACGGAAACCACATAGAAGAGTTTCCACCCTTAATACTTGGACAAGCAATAACAGAGGTAACCGATGGCGAGTCTTGAAGACCTCATTGATGAGTTTAAGTTCCGTAAATGCCGAGGACCTGAGAATGCTACAACCGACGAACTAGTAGAAGCATTCACTTTCTTCTGCGAGAACTACGTATTTATCAAGCACCCATCAAGGGGTAAGATTCAGTTAAATCTACGCGATGCTCAGAAGGAAGCCGTTCGTGCGTGGATAGATAAAAGATACACCATTGTTCTCAAGTCACGACAGATTGGTTTCTCTACCCTTGCAGCAGCCTACGCTTTCTGGACTGCCTACTTTTGGTCTGACCGTTTTGTAGTCATGTTGTCAAAGACTGAGCGCGAAGCATCAAAGTTATTATCTAAAACTAAGTATATGTACAAGTTTCTACCTGATTGGTTGAAGAAGCGCGGACCTGAACTTATCCAGAACAACGTACTTAAGATGGTGTTTGATAACGACAGCCTGATTGAGTCACTCCCTTCAGCCAACGACCCTGCTCGTGGTGAATCAGTATTCCTAGTCATCATTGACGAGATGGCGTTCTTGCCTAACCCTGAAGAAGCATGGGCAGCCATTGAACCTATTGCTGACGTAGGTGGTCGTGTTATCTGTCTGTCTACCGCTAAGGGTGAAGGCAACATCTTCTATAACCTATGGATGGGAAGCCAGACTGGCACTAACCGATTCACAGGCATCTTCTTCCCTTGGTCAGCCAACGAAGATAGAGGCGAAGACTGGTACGAAGCGCAGGCTAAAGAACTCCCCGACTGGCAGTTGCATCAAGAGTACCCATCTAACCCAGATGAGGCTTTCATTCGCTCTGGACGTCCTGTATTTGACATTGAGGCACTTCACCGCCAAACAATAGAAAAACCTCAACGAGGCTATTTAAAAGAATTGCAATCGGGACTGAACTCTTATATCTATGAGCAAAATGGCGGAAGCCTTAAAATATGGAAACTGCCAGTACATGAAGGCGTGTACACAGTCGGTGCTGACGTAGCAGAAGGTCTGGCTCGTGGAGACTTCTCTAGTGCTCACGTCATCAATGCTAAATCTGGACAGATTGTTGCCCATTGGCACGGACACATTGACCCAGACAAATTTGGTGAAATCCTGTACGGTCTAGGCTACTTTTATAACGGAGCACTCGTTGGTGTTGAGTCCAATAACCACGGTCTCACTACCCTGACCAGCCTACATAAAGCAAACTATCCCAACATCTACCGTCAACGACGACTTAATCAACGCAATGCCGAAGCCTCAGAAACCCTAGGTTGGAGAACCACCACCTTGTCAAAGCCCCTTGCGATTGACGAACTCAACGCAAACATCAGAGATGGCGTGCTAGAGATTAACGATGAAAACACCATAGCCGAACTCAAAACCTTTGTTCGTGACGACAACGGCTCTACTCACGGGTCACCTCACGACGACTGCGTAATGTCTTTAGCCATTGCTAACCAGATGCTTAAGTTCGTTTGGCACGCAGAATACCGCCCAAAGATTGAAGCGCCCATCTTTTCCTTTGACTGGTTTGCCTCCAAGGTGGAGAAGCCAAAGGCGCAGAAGTTTGTTATCGGGTCATTTAACGTCCCATAAGCCTAGCCAATGTAAGAAAAGTGCTATTAGATAGGAGAATACATGAAAAATTGCATCTGTGGAAACTCTATTACCTCTGAAAACGACCTCAAGAGGGGTCTTTGCTTCGCATGCCACCTTAAAGGAGTCCGATTGGGCTTCTCTCACGGACGTGAAGTGTTCTCTGGACCGACTATTCGTGAGCAACAACGCTACTACGAAGATTCGCCAGCGTTCAAAGCAGGAAAGATTGAAAAGATTCCAGCACGGGCTGAACTAATTTAACATGGAGCCAGTCTGGGTTACCCTAGTTGTCGCGTTTATTGTAGGACCTTTAGGTGTAATCATTAATAATCTGCGTAAAGAGAACAGTTCTCAGCACGCCGAGTCCAGAGAATTACTGGAGCAAGTAATAAAAACAGTTGACAAGGTAGATAACCGACTAGAGGGTCATATTGATTGGCACCTCACTAAGGAGAAATGACATGCCCGATAAATCATCAATGGAAAAGGCTTACGAAGATGCACTAGCAGGCAAAGATGCTGCTAAGGCTGAAGCAAAGGCTAAAGCATCAAGCGGTAAGAACACGTCGTCTGGAAAGAAGCGCGTACCAGGAACGATTCAAGTAGACCCACGAGAATCAGATGGTACTTTTAATCAGCCTAAGGCTGGTACGCCCAAGACTGGAATGCCAGCAGCAAAAAAGCCTAGCCCAGCAAAAGGTATGCCTTACTGATGTCGTATACTAATGGAACGCTTGCAGCGTTAGACGCCGTAGTAGGCACAAATATTGAGGGTGCCGACCACGTAATTGTTCAGGTAACTGGCACTTGGGTAGGTACTATTACATTTGAAATTAGCATTAACGGAACAGACTATGTTGCTCAAGCATGTAAAAAGTCTGCTGAAGTAAACTTAACAACTCTGGCGACAACCAGAACCGATAACGGTATTGCTGGTTTGACAACAATTGGTGTCCCGTGGTTCCGTGTTCGTATGACTTCCTACACTTCAGGAACAGCAACCGTGGTAATTCACCAAGATAGGATTGCCAAGTAATAGTGTCAGAGGCATGGACTCGCAAAGAGGGTAAGAACGCTAAAGGTGGTCTCAACGAAAAAGGACGTAAGTCCTACGAAGAGGCTAATCCTGGAAGCGACTTGAAGGCTCCAGTTAAGTCTGGTGATAATCCACGACGCGCTTCATTCCTAGCCCGTATGGGCAATATGCCTGGTCCTGA